TTCGTGTTTTTTGTTTTTGTGATTTTTGTTTGATTCGGGTGCGCATCTACTCAGCCAATTTAATAATTTCTTCATAGGAATGTGATAATGATTCTCTAAGCATTGCAGTTTCATCATTCTCTGGATTCAAATAGGGATAGAGAGTATAATATGTTTTGAGTTGTTCTTTAGCAACTTGTAATTTATCTTTGAGAGTTATATTCTTAGCACTTGTTGTTTTCCACTTTATATTTTCTGTTTTCAAATCAATTCCAAACCGATCTCCGTGATGTCCATTTGCCTTAATATACCAAATATGCTTAGGAATATCCTCTAATTTAATATCTGCATCAGGAGGAAGAGTTATCGTGCGCCCTTTTCGTTTCTGATTCAGATTCTGTTCTGACTGTGTAATTAGATGTAGATTTTCTTTACGATTATCCAGGCCATTACGACTAATATGGTCAATGGATTCTTTGGAGCCTTTTCCTGGATGTTCTAATCGGTCCATAACAAGATTATGTAGATATAACTCTTTCTTTTTACCATCAATAATAACGCCGTGTGAAATATATCTATTTGTTGATAAATGCCAAGTCTTATCTTTAATTTTATCAAAATCTTCTTTATCAAACACAAATTTTACTTCCTTGCCTTTGGATACTAGAGATCCAACCATATATTCATTTGTATTATATATAACTGGGGTATACACAATTAATCCTGGAGGTCTACCACATTTCCTTTCCATTTTGAACGGTTTCTACCACTCAAAATAGAAATTATTTCATTAAATTTTAACCCATAACAACATAATAAAATAGAATCCAGACCGGGGGGAATGGAACTTTTTAATTACTATATGCTAAGCCGCCCATACCGCTCATGATACGCAGAACGTTGTAGTTGGTGGCATACACGCGGACAGTGGATGACAAGTTCAGGCCAACAGCGTTGTTGGAGACAGTCAGCAACAGGGTCGTGTTATCAATACGGGACAAGTTGCAGGTGCCGCTGGGCTGGTGCTGCTCGGGCTGGAGAGCAAAGGAGTAGACGTTGATGCCAACTGCAGGGCAGTTGGTGTGGTGCTGGTAGGGCTGCACCAAGTTGAAGTAGGCACCCTCACGAACAGAGAATCGATCGTGGCCGTTGAGCTGCAGGAGAGCAGTGATCACGGGGTTCTTACCCGCCATACCCTCGACACGAGTCACGGAGTAACCGGACTCCAGAACGGAGCGGTCCCACCAGTCGGAGTAGTTGAAGGGCTGCTGTCCCTTGTAGGGGCCAACCACGGTGTCATCGCAAGAGGTGAAGGAGTCACGCTGAACGACCCACACAAGCTCCTTGCAAGGGTGGTTGAAGTTGAGCTTCAGCTTGTTGGAGGAAGAGGTGATGGACTCACCGCCAGTGAACTGCAGCACATCGATCAGGTACTCGTGAGACACCTGGGCGAACTTGCGACGCTCATCCGTGTCCAGGTAGATGTAGTCGATGTAGAGGGAGGCAGCGGCCAAGCCAGTCTGGGCAACACGGTTGCGGACAGAGTGGGGGTCGGAGCCAGTGGCCTGGTCCCAGCACAGGTTGTTCAAGGCGTTGAACTCCAGGTTGATACGCACCTCGTGATACTGGAGCGCAATCAATGGCAGGGAGAGACCAGGGTTGCGGCAGAACCAGAACTGAAGGGGCACATACAGGGTATACATAGGTGTGCAGGAGCCAACGACCTCGGAGGTGTTGGGCTCGCCACCATAGCAGTAGTTGTCGCACCCAGCGCCGCCAGCATAGATGAGATTGGTGAGCTCGGGCACGTTGCCAACCATCTTGGCATAGCCGGCCTGCTTACCAGGCTCCTGGGTGAGCTCGTTCCAGATGTGGAGCCAGTCACCGTAGTGCTTGTCAATGCGCTGGCCGCCAATCTCGAGCTCGACGTAGGCAATAAGGTTCTCGCCAACCCAGTTGAGCCAACGGAACTGCCCGCCAGAGCCATCCGTGGCAGCGTTGATGACCACCTGGGGGAGAGTGGCCTGGAGGTAAATGCGGTGGATCAAGTCGCCGTTGCGCTGGATAGTGCAAGTCACCTTCTTGCCAAAGTTAGGAGCACCGTTGAAAGGGTTCTCAATGGACTCCATGGCAAAGTTGGTGTAACGACGGTAAATCACCTTAAAAAAAGTGATCTGGGGATTACCGGTAAGGTAAACATCCTGGGCGCCATAGGCAACAAGCTGCATTAAACCACCTCCTGTCATTTGTTATACCCTCTGGTGACAAAATAATTTTGGCAAAAGTGCGTTTTTAAAAATTTAAATTATCCCCCCTTTTTTCACCCCCCATTTAAACCCTATTAGAATTAGTTGGGGAGACGGATATGGCGGACTCATCACAAGGGAAAACCAAGCCCTCCAAACTCGGTCATCCGGAGACTCGCACGACGCTGGATGCATTGCACGGCCAAAAAGTGAATTCCCTGATGGAGGAAAAGTCCAACCTCGCTCAATACAAAGAGCAGATAGATGCCCTTAAAACGAAGATTACTACTACAACTGCCGTTACAGATCTCTGGACTCTGGAGCAGCAACTAGAACGACTTGAAAAGAAGGTCAAGTCCATTGAAAGTGGCGATGCACTCAACGAGTATTATTTAAAAACAGGGTCAATCCTTTTCAAATATTATGATATTCAAGAAAAGATTCATACTGGGGCATCAATGGGATCCACCACAAATCGATCAAAACCGGGGTCTATCCTGGCGATCCTGAGCGATCTCCAGAAAGACGAAGATGGAGGACTTAAAGGCTCTTTAAGCCCCCAGGTGCAAACCTCAATCAAGGCCCCACAGCGCTCGGATCTCCTGAATCAGTATCTGCAGATCGAGGATCCGAGTATGGCCAAGGCCCCTGAGGGGGCGGAGGACGAGTGGACTCAGTGTGAATTGTGCGGATCTGAAATGATTATGTGTATGAATGAGGCCACAATGACGTGTTCCAAGTGTGGCAACAAGGACTTCATTCTGATTGACTCCGATAAGCCCTCCTATAAGGATCCACCGCGCGAACTGTCATACTATGCGTATAAGAAGATCAATCACTTTAATGAATGGCTGGCTCAGTTCCAGGCCAAGGAGTCTACGGAGATTCCTGCGGGCATCTATGATCAGATCCTGTTGCAGCTCAAGAAGGAGCGCATTAGTAACTTTGGATCGTTGAAACGCACCAAGCTGAGGGAGATTCTGCGCCATATGGGCGAGACCAAATATTATGAGCATATTCCGCATATTATTAACCGACTTTCAGGGCAGAATGCGCCCTTTATGAGCCGAGAAGACGAAGAGAAGTTGCGTCATATGTTTCGTGAAATCCAACCGGCATTCAAGAAGCATATTCCCAAGGGTCGCCGAAACTTTTTGAGCTACGGCTATATTTTATATAAGTTTTGCGAGTTACTCGAGATGGATGAACATTTGGCTTGTTTTCCGTTGCTCAAGAACCGAGATAAGTTATATATTCAGGATCAGGCGTGGAAGGGGATTTGTTCGGATATGCAGTGGCAGTTTATAAGAACCGTATAGGGTGAGGGCAGCCTCTTAAACTCATATAGATTTATATGAGTTTAATAGAATGACCTACCGAGCCACCAAACGTGATAAGAAGTATCTGAAACTCTATAAACAGGGCAAGTCCATCGGCTTCACAATGACAGCCTCCTTGAAGGCCAAGGGGCTAATTCCGAGAGCCAATGGAACTCGGCGCGTATCCAATAAGTATAAGCGTTAGGAGGTCTCCACGATCTTGATGCAACGAAGAGTGGACCCATCTGCAGCCAACCACTTTGTGGTGCAACTCAGAGTTCCAGATGTCAGTGCTGTTTCAAAAGGATTGGAATCATTGTGAAATCCGGCTGCAATAGGACACGTTGTATCCTGGCACAATGGCTTCTGTTCGTTTAGAACGGGAATTCCATTTAGAGTGCAAGTAAATTTTGCCGTGCCATCCTGAATCACTTCAGGAACTGTATAGGCGACGGATAAAGTGGAATTGATTGGAGGGATTTCATATTCAATAGAGATCTGATCCACCTTGAAAACAGAGTTTGTATCACAATTGGTGGCAATGGGCTGAGAGACGACGGATAGGAATGTGAGGGCGGCAAGGAGGGCTTTGAACATTCTACAATGTACATATTTAATTCTAATGTGAGTGAATAATCCACTCACATTAGAATTAAATGAGACTGCCCTCGCCCTTTAGGGCGAGGGTGTGTTCCCTCGTGCGAGGAGGGTTCTCGCTTAGAAATCCAACACCTTTCCGTAATACAAATATAGAACAACACCAAAGAGTGCCTTGGAGATCACATCCAGTGCATTATACATAATATTCTTTGTCTCCTCATCCAGCAAATAGGCGATTCCGTAAAAGCTCCAGATAATGGCGAAGATAAAGAAAACTGCAGGATTTGCCCTTGCCGGTATGCAACACGAATAGAGTGTATAGAGCATTGCGGCAAAGAACAAGAATCCCACGACGCATCCCGTCATCCGATCAATGATTCCCTCTTCTCCTAAGTATCCTGCGCCTAGCATTCCCCAATTCAGTAGAACAAGAGTTCCATAGACCGATGCCAGAGGATGAACTGATCCACTATAGAATAGTAAAATAACCAGTATGATGAGTGGCGTTGTAATAGACCAGTCAATATACCTGATTTTCGTGATCTCACGCAGATCTATTGTGGGCTGTTTCAGCATCTCATTAAAGATACTGTAAGCAATGCCGGCCACCAAGGAGACAGTTGTCTCAATATTCATCACGTGCCGAACATTTACATTATTCGTCCTCAGAGCCTCAATAAGTGTAAGACCGGTGTAGCCCATTAAAATAAGATAGGACGCAGTAAAGGTATTTTTAAGGGCGGGTGTTACTGCCAACTTGGTCGCCATTCTCTACTCAGATACTGGAAGTTTTTCTTCTAAATCTGCCAGAAGTTGCTTGATCAAATCGGGCTCCTCGTTGGGCATCTCGGCACACTCTTTCAGGACAACCTCATTTGCAGGCCCCTTCTTCATTCTCCATTCTGCAATATGATTCTCCATCCAGGCATCATCGTCTTCCTTCTTCTTCTTTTCGTCCTTGTGCATCTTCATCACCTTATATTCATAGAAATCATCAAATCCATCCAAGAATTCATCTAAGAAGCTGAAGTGCCCGTGTCTGTCATCACTAAAAAGACAGCTGCCTGATGCAATTTTGGAACTATCATAGTGCTTAATACTCATATCTACGCGCCCTCCTTCCCGTTCTACCTTGTCTAGAACAGGGAGGGCTTCCCGAATAACTTGGCGCCAGGGTTCACGGTCTTCGGCCCGCATAAACCGCTCAAAAAACTGGATGGCATCAGGATCAGTATTCCGATTGCTCTCAATAAACATCTGATCCAGAATACACTTATAGGAATGAATGGCTTTCAGATGCTGCCGATGGAGCTTTGTGCGATATTGTTCAAAGACGCGGTCCAGATTCCGTTCTCGTTTCTTGTGTTCTGCCTCTAGACGCTCAATAAAGGCGTCCATTATCTTGGTCACTCTGGCTTTTGGATCCGTGATGAGGTCTATGAGTTCTGTCATTCTAGGGAACTAATAGGGTAGGATTTAGATCCCCTTCAATGTTCTACTATATGGAAAAAATGCACGAACGATAGTCGGCTAAAGCCGACTATCCATCATTTATACCCATAACTTAGGGCGATGAGCCCTAAGTTATCCGTGCTTAACAATCCTATCCTCTGCCTCCTGTTTCGTCAGAATTTCTTGCTCAATTAACCATTCTATGACATTATCCCGCTGATCCCCTTGCAACTGGATAATTTCGCCATACTGTTCGTGTTCTTCAATAGTTCCATTACAATTAAATTGTTTTCTCATCGCCTTTGCGATCCGTTTAATATCCAGATCATCATCTAATCCCTGGACAGTTGTGATGCATTTCTTTCCATTGCGCTGCTGGGTGCGCAAATGAATTTTCTTCTCAGCCACCTTGGACGAAAAGGGGTCCAGTGATTTCAGTATATCCGCGTCCATTTAATTTTATCTGTTTTTATAGATAAAATTAAATCAAATTTACCATTTATTCCTTAGATTTCTGCTCTAAAAATGCCTTGAACGCCTCCATATCCTCTTGTTTTAATGCCACTTGGACCAGTGTATTTGCCACAGCTTCTAATGGAGGGGTCACTGTTTGCAAGAGTGGTTCTATAGAAGCAGGAACAAGATTCTCGGCAACAGCAACAGGGGCAAAGGAGGAAACGGCCTCCACATTCTCTTTAATGTGCCGTGTAAGTTCAATCTGTTTCTCTGTAACGGCCTGGGCAACAGAAGGAGGCAGCATCTGAATAACCGATTGATTGGCAGCCTCTGCCTGGTGCTTTAAGTCCTCGACCTTCTCACGGACAGATTGGGGTGCGAGAGACGTGGGGTCATCAATGGCCTTTCCGAGCTTCGCCTTTTGTTCTGCAGATAGAGGGAGGGCATTTGCAAACTGCTGAATCGCCCCCTTCTGCCCTTTGATCTTATTCAAGAATCCTCCCACAGTTCCACCGTTACGGAAATAGGCCACAGCACCGGCGATTGCTCCTAGACCGACGACACCGAGCGCCACTGAGCCCAGAATCACGGAGGTCGGATTCCCACTATTGAGGAGAGCTTGGGCCTGGGCCAATAGATCGGATGTGCCATTGGCCTGAACAGACGGATAGGGTGTGTAGAAAAAGAGTGGGGTAGACGTCGGCGTCACATTGACAGGGCTGGTCGTGGGATAGGCTGTGACCATAAAGAGGGGGGTGGCCGTAGCTGTAAGGGTCATTGTGGAGGTGGTTGTTGGATAGGCGGTGATCACAAAGAGGGGTGTGCTTGTGGCGGTCAAGGTGGTTGTTGTGGATGCCGTAATTGTTGCGGTGGCCGTCTCTGTGGCTGTCAAAGTGCCAGTTGCAGTGGCAGTTTCAGTGGCAGTTTGGGTAGGAGAGGAGGTGGGCGGAAGTGCCGTAGGACTCACGGAGTATGCCTCATTGCCAACTGTCATATCTACGCCGCAAACTTCTGGTAGAGTGAGAGTAGCGTGATAGTCACAGATGGGATTCTCACTCACTCCGCTCATCTGCATTGTAGGCCCACACGCCAGAGTTAATTCAAATTGGCGACAACAAGAACCAGAGCAGGCGGCCGGGCCATATTGTTGATATGTATATTGGCCATTGGAGCTCTGGAAGCCCGTGAAAGAGCCACAGGGATTTCCCGCGTTCTGGTTCTGCATACAGGACTGATACATCACAATGGTATAGCCAGGAGGGTTGAAGGTTTGGCCATTGAGCAAGGTATAGAGAGAGGAGGGACCATTCTGTGTGGCTGTAGCCGTTAATCCTGCAATAGCTGCTATGAAGAGTTGAAAGAGCATTTCTATAAATATATGCGATATATATAGAAATGCCAACTCGTTCTAGACGTAAATTACGATCGACTCGTAAATTAAAAAAACCAGGAGCGTATGCAATTGGTATTAATTACGAAGGGGGGAAAATCATTGAACACATATTAGAATTTGATCAATGTATTGCCTATGCAAATTGTCAAATCGCAATGGATGCGCCTTATCATAAACGGCCCCGTGTTGCAAATGCAAAACTGCGTGGAAAGGGGCGCAGTGAAACATTTTTTAATGGATATAATGAGAGACGGCTTCAAAGCAAATTAGAAGAACTCTTTATTCTTATTTCTGAACGATTCCCTGATACACGAGTTGTCATTCAAATTGCTCGTGGAAAATCAGCAGATCCAACATACGTAGAAGTTTTAAAACCAGTTCTAGATAAGGTGGGGATTGAAGATATTATTACACAATACGGATATAGACGTGCAGATTATTATACTCCAACAGATAATACACCATTTGTATTTATAAATTATGGAATGTTTGCAGAACTCTCAGAAAATGTTCCAATCAAAGTAGGCGATCTTTGCAATCCAGTAATTAGCTATGAAGTGACCGGATATGATGATGAATTTGGATTTACGTTTGGACATAAAGTCTCTTTTGAAAAGGATCCTAAGAATCTTCTAAATGAAATGAAGGGAGTTCCAAAACTCTCTCTCTTTGGTATTGCAGATAAAATGGAATTTATTACACCAGACGTATATAAAAAAGAACACGTGCTATATATTCGAAATAGTATATAAATTTGACAAATGCAATAAATCCTTTAAGTTCAATAATGTCCGAGGTTCAAAAGCACGGATTTACGTGGCAAAATAGTATATTGTGCGGAGTATATGGAGCAACAGAAACAGAACTTACAGAACTAGGATATACGTGTATTGTGGATCTGCCCTCACGATTAAATCGTAAAGAAACAGTGGATCTGTCTATTAAGACTACTAAATCGGCCAACGGAGTATGTATGGGAGATTGTTTACGTGTCTTTGATGAATCAATGACTCCCATTCATATGGTTGTGCTTCATTACAAACAGATCAATCCAACCACAAAACGACTGGTTAAAATCGTTGAAGTGAATCTAACCAATAGTCGTGCTTTATTGTTTGGATCCATTACAAGGGCTCAAATTGAGGAATTGGATCAGGCTGTGAAAGCGGTTCCTCAAAAAAGAAAGCCGACGCCAGAAGAGTATAAGAAAATGTATGATTTGCGCGATATATTACAACAATCCTCTGGCGCTATTCATTTCGATATAAAATGTAATTCACAGCAAAGTCGGCTCCAGTGTTCATTCAATCGATTCCAGGAGTTTCTTAAGGCAAATCCTGGGCTAATAGTAGCTGAGAGCACAACTGGCAGCTTTCGTGGTGGATCCATTATAGAAGAGGTAAAATCAAGTCCTCGTGTATTCAAATCAAAACAAAATTAGCTAATTCTGTTTTGATTGTCAGCTCAGGGCATTAGAAATCGATTAAGCACAGAATTTACCTCTGATTTGGAAAGACTTCTGGGACCTGTTGTATTCGACGGAAAGGTGTGCTGATTCATTTTTTCTATAATGGCTGTAATATTTGGAATGTGCTGTTCTTCAAGTTGCAAGAAGTAGTGACTTTGTTTGGCATAGTCACCTGTAGGATGAGAGCGACCTGCGTTCACCCCTACTCGTCTAATTGCAATGTGGAAGGGCAGTCCGTGTTTCACATATTGGAACCCTGTCGGTTCAGTAGGAGATTCTATTAACCGTTCTGTTGCCTGTCGTCGCCAAATCTGAAAGACGCACGGAACATCATAGGCCTGTCCATTGACTTCAAAGGAATTAGTCGCTAAATCCTCTGTATGAATACAATGAAAGTTGAGTGGAAAGGCCTTATTCATACTGGGTTTTACGAAGGATCGTGGCAAGATAAAGGCGATAATTGTTGCAGAAGCACCCGCGTGTTTAATAAAGGCTTTAGCAGATGCACCTTGTCGGCCAAAGGGAGGATTTCCAAAGAAGATGCGATTTTGAGAGGTTGCAGGTGGTGTCCATTTCAGAAAATCTGCTCTTTCTATTGCAGCATCTTTCGGATCTATATCAAGACTAATAGGGTGTATATTGGACGGAAGAGCCTTCAAGAATGCACCATTGCCTGCAGATGGCTCTATCCACTGACAGGTGGTGGCTTCAGGGCATTTGGTCAGAATGGTATTTATGCATTCGGATGCCACTGTAGCCTTTGTATAGAACTGATCGTTCATATTTTGGCGAAATTTTCCCGTATCCTGGGACATTTCTTAGATTAATCTAAGAATAATGGATGTTAATAATCAAATTTATGAGCCTAAACTTTCAGACTGTATTTAAGGAAATATGTCTACCGCTGTAGTCACGCTGTGTGATGCTGGTTATTTTGGAAAGGCCCAGAATACAATCAGAGATGTAAGAACTAGAGGTCAATGGCAAGGGCCAATTATTCTCGTGGCCGTGGAGTTTGTGCCAGATCCAGAATTCCTAAAAGAACAGAATGTCCAGATCGCAACATTTCCTCGTATTCCTCTGGAACAACTATTAGACGCTTATCGCAAATCACCCCTTTCCACAGCGACACACGATGGTCGCGAATTTAAGAAGACAACCCAATGGGAAAAGCTGCATCTCTTTGATCCCTTCTTTAAACAATGGGAACGTATAGTATATGTGGATGCTGGCCTACGTATTCTGGATTCCTTGGACAACTTCTTGAGTCTAGAGTGGCGCGGCAAACTCTTGGCGCAAGATGATACGTGGAATGATTCTTCTAAACGATTTCGGGGTCAGCTGGAAATGGTCAATCAGCCCGAGGCTCTAAAAGCCTATACTGATACATATGGATTAGGGGTGCTAGATGAAATATTTTTCTTGAACTGTATATGGATTCACGATACGAGCCTATCCGTTGTAAAAGAGGAACTCATAGATGTAATGAACACCTATCCTATTTGGCGCACAAATGAAATGGGCGTAATGAATACTTTGTTTACATTTAAATATAGGGTTTGGACGCCATTTCCTCTTACAACACCGAGTGGAAAATACCTTTTTGACTGGTGTGAACTCAATCGACCTGGAACACATTGGACGCAATACTGTGCCTTGAAATATCCTGTAACACTCAGATGACCTAAACTCAGAACACATATACATTTTTAGAATGCGAATCGGTGTAGCTATTCCCTGTTATATTGGTCATATAGGCGACTGTTATAAACTTCTAGATTCTATTAATGAGCAGACACGTCTTCCTGATCAAGTGATTGTAAGTTGTTCTTCCTCCAAACCTACCGATTTTGTGCAAAAAGAATATAAATTCCCCCTAACAGTTATTACTGCTGAAGAACGCAAGAATGCCGGTCAAAATCGTAATATTGCGGCAACTCGGTTAGACACAGATATTATCACTTTTATGGACGCAGATGATACGATGCATCCTCAACGCATAGAGGCTATTGAGCAGGCCTTCAAAGAGGGTGTGGATATTGTTCTGCACAGCTACCTTCTCAATGAAGAATGCAACCAGGAGTTTCCAAAAATAGAGACATTTATAGTGGAAAAGGACATCCTCTGTCAGTGCTACTCGGGCTGTATCCGATTTAAACAGTTTGATCCAAATTCCCGTATTCATCACAGCCAGGTCTCCGTTATACGGGGCGCATTTGAAGCTGTTCACTTTCGGGAGGATAAGGAGTCAGAGACTCGTGAAGACTGCCGATTCTGTTATGGTGTATTTAGTTTACCAAATATCCGATCTGCCTATTTACGCTATCCCCTGTCAAAATATAGTCCTCATAGAACTATGGAATAGATCCTTATTTTTTAATTAATTAGCCAACAATGATATTATAATATCATTGTTCAGTAATTACGTTAATTCCTCATATATTGAGTTTTATTTTATAAAATGGACTACCGAAATCCAAAGTAAGTACCCGTTGGTTCTATTGTGCTATTAGCACAATAGAACCCATACCTTCCCTTCCCTTTAGGAAGGGAAGGAGTCTTACATACGGGACTGCCTCCGCCGAAGGCGGAGGCGCATTTATTAATAGTTGTGCCTGAGCTCCAACCCAAGTGCAAGTTACTTACATTATATATGTGAGGCGTATTTCCTGGTGCTTGCAGGTTGCTCGCCTTACAGGCTATTGGAGTTTATTTATAAACCCCTAGGGAACCCGACCAGGTTCGCACCGATACCGAAGGAAGCGCCCTGTCGTGCCGTAACGCCCATAGAGGGGCTCACAGCGTCAAGGATGGCAAAGACAACCGCGGCGAGGACGGCCAGGGTGGCGACCTCATCCATAGGGAGTGTCTTGCGGGGGATGAGCAGGGCTGCCGCAGCAACGACAAGGCCCTCAATCAGATACTTGATCACACGATTGACAATTTCAGCGACTCCGTAGTCCATTTATATACTTGTATCTGAGGAAAAAAAACGGACAGGTGCATACTGCGAGTCTAAAGGTCAAAAGAGATTCTCCGGAAGATAAGACAAATGGCCCAAGCACCTATTGAGGATTATTTAGATGAAGACGAGGTCATTGCCGGCCAGAAATACGCCCTTGTCAGCTTCTTGAGCCCTGAAAACGTCCTAGAGAAGAAGGATCTCTTCTTCTTTGAGCGCTTCCTGCAAAGCTATGAGGTGGATGTCAAGGTCAAGGGTCTGGAGGCCTTCTTGGCTGAGCGTGTGAATGCCATTAACCGGGATTTGGACGACAAGGCAAATGCCTTTGACAAGGACAGCAAGACAGAACTTGCAGATCTGTGCCGTAAGAATCGCATCCCCATTGACACCGTAATGGAGGAATACCAGACCTTTGTGCGCAAGCAGCAGAAGGACATTAATAAGACCAAGATTCAGACTGCCTGGGATGACTTCCTCTTTAAGGAGCAGGCCAAGTTGGAGGAGGAGTTCCACGCCAAGAACAACTTCCGCACCTCCATTCGGGGCTTCAAGGTCCGTGCCGTAGCTCGCGACGAGAAGGAGGCCGAGCAGCGCGCCAAGAAGCTCCAGAAGAACGACAAGTATCACAATATCTACTGCTCGGAGATCGGCAAGTGGACACCTTGGGATCCTAAGCCCCATCTCGTGGCTGATCAGGAGTATGCCCAGGAGGAACTGAACAACTTGATGAAGAAATACAAGGAGAACGAGGACAGCAAGTCGGCCTTCTTTGAGGAACAGAAGAAGTCGGGACACAAGCCTGCCGAGAAGAAGCTCTTCGGCCCCGCCACGGAAACGAAGCCCGAGAACTCCGCCGTAAGTATTAGTCGCGTTCAAGAGAATGAGGTCGTAAATGATGCTGCCAATGTAATATTTAATGCACCTGGTGACCTTGTCTTAGAACGTAAGCTGCAGCAACAGCAACAAGCTAAGGAGGCTGCAAAGGAAGAAGAGACCAAGTAAATACAATAGGAATAAAATACTATTTATAGGAATTATGGATTCCGATAAATACTATTACAATTCACTCTTTACGAAAAATAGCCGGTGTCAGGAACTGGTCCATTCACATACTTTTTCACGCAGCGCTGCGTGGTGCCATCACAGAACTCCGCCTCCCCACAAGGCTGTCCACTCCCATTGGGCGAATTACACAAATACGCCGTATTGGGATCCTGCACAGGGGTCTGATTGGAGCCGGTGATACTACCAATGTCTGTAAAGCCACTAGTTATACGGAACAAGTAACGCAGAAGAACGGTAGAAAACGCAACCACCACGATCAGGATAATAAAGAGGGCAACAATTCCCATATTCTTTGATTTAATTCCGCGAGCCATTCTATTCTTCAGCAGGTAAATTAATTGATCTAAGAGCTCGTATCAAAGACGGCCGAATCCGGTTGATTCGTATACCTCTTAGGACGAATAGGAAGTGGTGTAAACGGTGGGAGCTTTACGGGAACATCCGACTTTGCATATCCATTAATGCACCGGATGTTTTGTCCGCAGGCTTCTGCAAAGGCCCCATTTCCGTCCACATAGCGCTGATCCGGACCGCAGCCTCCTGCATCCACAAATCCCTCATCGGGCACGGCCTGATTATACACAATAATCGCCATTATAACGGCTAAGATCGCAAACAAGGATCCCATTGCATACCGTAATTCCATTGGACTCCCCTTCATACCTCTAATTAGACTAGACCTTTTTAACATTAATAGACGGCCCCTTCAACCTACGCATAGCACTAGGATCAAAGGCATTTTCATCCTCTTTCTCCTTATACATTGCCGCTGAATGAGCCCAGAACTCAGCCGCCCCAATACGGAAGTCCCCGTGCATCTCCGCCTTATACCAGAAAATGGCGTCCTCCAGCTTATTCGACTGAGTGTTGTTGTTGATCACGAGACACTCATAGTTCTGGGTGCATTGGTCCATAATCTGACAGAAGAACTCAAAGGAGGGAAAGGCCGATCCATAGTTCTCATAGATACGTTTGCGATTAGACATATACGGCTCCCTGAGAATGAAGACATAGTCCACATTCGTTCGGAGGGACGGCTGAATACCGAGGGGGAACTGCATTGTAATTAAGAAGAACACCTTGAGCCAACGGCCATTCATAAAAAGATAGCGAATATTCTTATCGTGAGTCCACGAGTCATCATACATACAGTCATCCAGAATCAAGAACGATCGGGGATCCAGCTTGGATGCCATACCCTTCTCCTGATCCTGCATAATGCGCTGCATCACAAGCTTCTGACGCTTCACAAAATTGGCCAGAATCACAGGATTGTATTCACCGTGAATGAAGATGGGCGGAATCATCTTCTTGAAGAAGCCGTTGCTCTCCTCTGTGCCCGAGATCACCGTGCCAAGCGGCATATTTTGATGGTGAAAGAGGAGATCCTTGACAAGCGTGGACTTACCCGTGCGACGACGCCCGATAAAGATCGCCACCGCATCCTGAGGAATATCTTTCATATTGAACTTCCGGAGGTTCACATTCATTGCATTCGCCATTTATGATGCACCCGAAAAAAGAAATGCGTCCTGGTCCCCGAATCCATTCTGTCCCGAAGCAAAAGAACGATGAAGAAGACTATCGCCTCAATGGTCAAGCTCCCCTGTCACGTGGAGCCGATTTCAGACAATGACATTGAAACCTTCCATCCATTTCAGCATCTACAGCGGTATCACCCGGGTCTTGACATTTTTCCTTTGCCCGAAGGCCGAGATCGCCGTCTTGCTTCCCTGCAGCACCCTTTTCGTATTAGTAAGTGGGGCTCAGCAGATGCAGCAGAACCCCGCATTTACAGTGTGAAGTTGCAAGATGCATCGGGCCAGGAGTCGGATGGGAAGGCCTTCATAAAGGTCGTGCACCTATTGGATCCCATTGCCCTGCTTCAGAACGAATATATGGTGCCGGATCACCCTTTGCTGCCCCTTGGTGAAAATGCCTGGAAGAAGACCCTTGACAAGCTCCACCGTCCGACAAATCAGGCCTACGTGGATGCCGTCGCCAACTTCATTCTCGGCCAGTTCCGACACAAGGGCTATACGCCGAGTGTGCCACTCTCCTATGGGTCACTCACAGGGATTGCCAAGAACTACAAGTTCCGCATTACCGATGAATATGAGAGCTATCGCCAATGCCGATGGTTCTGGAAGGGCCTCCGAACTCATTCGGCCACGGTAGAGATTGACTCGGAACCCGAGGTGGTCTGCCCCTTTGATAATCTGGATGACGTATCCGTTGCAAATACGGAAGAATTGCTGGTAGATTCTGTTGAAGCAAAGGAATGTAGTGGATCGGTGCATTCCTTTGATTTTGACGAGGAACCAGAGGCACAAGAACAAGAACAAGATAGTGGTAATGATGCTGATGCGGATGAAAATACAGACGATAATGACGACGACGATGACGATGAAGGCAGTACGTGTTCCTCTATCACAGAATATCCGGATGTGACCCTCAATATTCCATCAATGCCTGTGATTATCATTAGCCAAGAGGCCCAGGAGGGAACAATGGACGATTTGCTGGAACAGGAGGAGATCCAGAATCCACTTAATGAACAAGAGATCATTCAGCACGGCACAAAAGAATGGGATAAAATGTGGATTGCCTGGCTCTTCCAGGTCGTGGCTGTCCTCGGATTCTTGCAGAAACAGGTCTCCTTTACACACAATGATCTGCATACAAACAATGTGGTCTGGAGAGCAACCAAAGAACCCTATCTGTATTACAAGGCAGGCGATAATACTACGTGGCGTATTCCCACGTATGGCCGCATCTTCAGCCTTATTGATTTTGGCCGCGCCATTTTCAAGATCCAGGACCATCTCTGGATCTCGGACGATCATTGGCCTGATAATGATGCAGGCGGACAATACAATTTCGGTCCCTTTTATTCGATTGAAAAGCCGAAGGTCGTGCCCAATCCCTCCTTTGATCTGTGCCGCTTTGCTGTTAGTTTGCTAGAGGGTCTCTATGACGAGTATCCTGAACGACGAAAAGGGTCCAATGTGCCGCTCCTAAGTCAGGAGGGAAACTGGAAGATGTATGAGACTGTATCACCCCTCTTTAATCTACTGTGGACTTGGACTCTGGATGATGATGGGCGCACGGTCTATCAGGATAAGGCGGGGGATGAGAAATATCCTGGATTTGATCTGTATATTGCGATTGCTAAGAATGTTCACGATGCGGTCCCGAGGGATCAGGTGCGCAAACCGATCTTTGAGCCCTTTGTGTTCAAGGAGAGGGTGCCTGCAGGACAATCTATCTATCCTATTGGTTGCTAAATGGTGAATAATTCATTATTGTTTTATATATGGATATAAAACAATATAAGAATAAATGACGTGTATAATTAAATGGTGAGTCTCTTGCGGATCTTATTTGCGGGGCTCCTGTTTATAGCGACAGCGACAGCTGATGCGACAGCAACAGCGACTACGACTGTAACCGCAATCGCCAACAACACCCAGTCCATAGATATGTTCAGTTATTCAGGGGCCCGACAACTTGCGTGTGCTACTTGTGCAACTGGAAAATACTGTTCAGGTTCTACGTGCTTAACGTGTGCTGCTGGAACATATAAAACAACAACATCTGGCACAGCCCCTTGCACAACGTGCACAACTTGTGCAGCCGGCACGTATGCATCCACCGCTTGCACAGCGACTACAAATCGTGCGTGCACTGCCTGTATAGCAGGATCTACGTTTAGTAATGTGGCGAATGCGGCATCTTGCACTGCTTGCACAGTATGTGCCGCTGGAACATATAGATCATTGGCTTGCACCACCACTGCCAATGCAGGTTGCACAGCTTGCATAGCAGGGTCCACGTATAGCACTATAACAAATGCGGCCTCGTGTAGTGCCTGTGCACCCGCCTGTATAGCCGGCACCACCTATCAGTCCACTGCCTGCACCGTGACAACGAATAGGGTCTGTAGTGCTTGTGCTGTCTGTGCTGCTGGGACATATCGGTCCACTGCTTGCACAGCCCTTGCAAATACTGGTTGTGTCTCTTGCGTAGCAGGGTCCACGTATAGCACCACAACAAATGCTGCCTCGTGTTTAGCCTGTAGCACGTGTGCAGCTGGAACCTATGCATCCACCGCTTGCACAGTGACCACAAACAGAGCGTGTACTGCTTGTGTAGCAGGATCAACATATAGCACCACAACAAATGCGGCATCTTGCACTGCTTGTACCGTGTGCGCTGCTGGATCATATAGATCTCTGACTTGCACCACCACTGCCAATGCAGGATGCACGGCTTGTATAGCAGGGTCCACGTATAGCACTACAACAAATGCGGCCTCGTGTAGCACTTGTGCACCAGCCTGTATAGCAGGAACCACCTATCAGTCCACTGCCTGCACCGTGACAACGAACAGGGTGTGTAGTGCTTGCACTGTATGTGCTGCTGGAACCTATAGGTCCACTGTTTGTACAGCCCTGGCAAATACAGTATGTCCTGCTTGTGCAGCAGGATCTTTCAGCACCACAACAAATGCAGCTTCTTGTACTGCCTGTAGCACGTGTGCAGCTGGAACCTATGCATCAACAGCTTGCACAGCAACAACAAATAGGGCGTGCACTGCTTGCATAGCAGGATCCACATTTAGCACTACAACGAATGCGGCCTCGTGCACTGCTTGTACAGTATGCGCTGCAGGAACATATAGATCAACCTTGTGCACAACCACAGCAAATACAGGTTGCACGGCTTGTGTAGCAGGATCCACGTATAGCACAACAACTAATGCGGCCACGTGTTCAACCTGTGCACCCGCCTGTATAGCCGGCACAACCTATCAGTCCACTGCCTGCACCGTGACAACGAATAGGGTCTGCAGTGCATGTTCAATTTGTGCTGCTGGAACATATCGGTCCACTGCTTGTACAGCCCTTGCAAATACTGTGTGTACCTCGTGCATAGCAGGATCCACCTATAGCACCACAACAAATGCAGCTAGTTGCACTGCCTGTAGCACTTGTGCGGCTGGAACTTATGTGTCCACAGTTTGCACTGTAACCGTGAATAGAGGGTGCACTGCTTGCATAGCAGGATCCACGTATAGCACTACAACAAATTCTGCATCGTGTACAGCCTGCACAGTATGTGCTGCTGGAACATATAGGTCAACCTTGTGCACTGTTACAGCCAATACTGGCTGCCCATCTTGCGTAGCAGGATCCACTTATAGCACAACAACCAATGCGGCCTCGTGTTCAACCTGTGCACCCGCTTGCATAGCTGGAACCACCTATCAGTCCACTGCCTGCACTGTAACAACGAATAGGGTTTGTAGTGCTTGCACTGTATGTGCTGCTGGAATGTATCGGTCTACTGTATGCACAGCGCTAGCAAACACTGGATGTGTCTCTTGTGTAGCAGGATCCACGTATAGCACCACAACAAATGCAGCCTCGTGTTTAGCCTGTAGCACGTGTGCAGCTGGAACCTATGCATCCACTGCTTGCACTGTAACGGTCAACAGAGGGTGTACTGCTTGTGTAGCAGGATCCACGTATAGCACAACAACAAATTCTGCATCGTGTACAGCCTGCACAGTATGTGCTGCTGGAACATATAGGTCAACCTTGTGCACTGTTACAGCCAATACTGGCTGCCCATCTTGCGTAGCAGGATCCACTTATAGCACAACAACCAATGCGGCCTCGTGTTCAACCTGTGCACCAGCCTGTATAGCAGGAACAACCTAT